TGATGTTCAATATTTAGCTTCAACGGATACAAACGATGGACAAGAGTAATCTTGAATTATCTTCTCCAGTAGAAGATGGATTATTGGTACAAAATCTACCAACCAATATAGAGTTAATGGTGGAAACTAGCTATCGTAGTCGTAAGTTTTTCCTAACAATTTTGTCTGTGTTAATTCTTGTTCTTTTTTCACTGATGTCTATTTGGTTTACTGCAATAGCGGCTATTCTTCCTTCTTTTATTGGTGGACTTCTGGGTATTTTATCCCTATACTTTACAGGTAACGTAGCTAATAAATACGTTCTAGGAAAGGTAATTAATAACAGCAATCAAATCCAAGCAACAAATGCTGTAAACAAAACAACAAGTGTTCCAGAGGTTGTAACTAAACCAGAAAACGCTGTTGCAGACAAGGTAGCGGAGGCGTAATTATGGCATTCACGGCAGCAGAGGAAGCAAGGATTGCAGCAATAGAAGATAGTATTGAAAAATTATTGGTTATGATTGGAAATCTTGCATCAAAATCACAACTAGAAAAGTATATAAACATTAACCAAGCAGAAGTTTCGACCCTCTCTGATACTGTAGATTCCCTACAGAGTCAAATCACAGTCATTCAAGGAAACCTGCCATAATACGGATACGGAGAAACAATGGATCTCATTAAAGCAACTGATGCTCACATGGTGCGCAAGAAGTTTGGTCTACCTCGTGGTTCACATTTTTACCCCTCTGAGGCGTCAGTTAAATTCACTGACCTACACGGAATTGAAAGAGTAGAAGGCTCTTGTTTAAGACAACAGTATTATCGTATCACTGGAGAGGGAGCATCTTCTGGCACAGACCCATACAGTCAATGGATATTTGCCCTAGGTAGTGGTGTTGAACAAATTCTCATTGAACAGTGGAAACAGATGGGAATTTGGGTTGCCAATTCTGTTAGATTCTATGACAAAGAGCATAATATTTCTGGTGAGCTTGATGCTGTATTAATTGACCCAGAGAACGGCCAACTCTTTGGTGTGGAAGTTAAATCCTTCTACGGTTATTACGCAAAGAAATCAATTTGCGGAGACAAAAAAAATGAGGGAAGACCAAAGGGTTCTCAGCTTCTACAGTGTCTTATTTATGTAGATTTGTGTAAAAAGCTAGGAATCATCGACTATTTCAAGATGATCTACTATGCTAGAGATTCTGCTGATAGAGCAGAGTTTGATATTAATATTTCCGTTCAAGCAGATGGCAAAAGGTATCCATCAATTAATGGGGTTATTGATTATCGATTCGAGATAGATGATATCTATATAAGATATGCAGAACTAGAAACGTATCTTGAGAACAAGCAACTTCCACCAAGAGATTTTAGCATTAAGTATAGTGGAGAATTGGTAGAGAAATTAAATGCAATTGGAGAGATAGCTAAAACAAATTACGAGAAGTGGAAGAAATCGCCAGCGAAGAATCCCATCGGAGATTGGCAGTGCAAATACTGCAGTTTTAGTGAACATTGTTGGAAGGAAAACGAGTAGTTAGCCTAGCCTTTTGTAATCTACAAAACATATCTAAATCCCCGTAAACATTTAACAATTATCTATTGCATTCTCAGGAGAGAAGAGTAAACTAGGTACAGTTTTAACCAATCAGACGAACGGAGAATCCGATGCAAATAAAGAATTTTCAGGAAACAATTGAATTAATTAAGCCATACCTAGGCAGCTATCTTGAGGAGAAGGGTATAAATGTCGATAACAAATTTAACTGTATCCACCCAAAGCACTCGGATTCGACCCCAAGTGCCAATCTTGTTGGAGATAATAAAGAGCGCATCTATTGTCATGGCTGCGGGAGGCATTTTGATATTTTCGATGCTGTTGCCATTCTAGATAAAAAGCCAGCAGCAGGAATAGGCTGGGTTCAAGATACCTTAAAATGGTTGTGCGATAAATATAACGTAGAGTTTGTGTCTTCGAATATGTCAGAAGAAGATTCTTATAGACTAGACGTTCACAGGGCATACCTTGCAGCTTTTGAAATTATCACAACAGATACACTTAAGTCGGCTAACCAAGCAATCACTGCGTCTCTAGAAGAAAGAGGGTGGTTGAAGGCTATCCCAGGACTCCAGGAATGGGGTATCGGGACGGTCTCTAATCTCTCGGACTTTCAAGAAGCACTAGAGGACCAAGGTTTCGACAAAGAGTTCTTAGAGGAAATTAATCTGCTGAAAGCAAACGTCTTTGCTCCAAATAACCTTATCTTTACTTGGCTTGATGAAAATCGTAGACCAGTTGGTTTTACGGCAAGAAGGGTGGATTATAAGAAGGGAGACGATGAAGGGAAGTATATAAACTTAAAAACCTCTGGTCTTAAATATAATCTATTTAACAAGAGTAAAAGATTGTTTGGATTAGACGAAGCTATCTCAGCAGAAAGACCTCTGTATATCTTCGAAGGACAGGCCGACGTTATTACTGCCCGAGTTCACGGAATGATGAATTGCGTAGCTCTTGCAGGCTCATCGTTCAGAGATGATCACGTAGCCCTACTAAGGTATCTTGGACTAACAGACATTGTTCTATGTCTAGATGGTGACAAAACAGGTCAAGAGAAAACTCAACAAATAGTTGAAGAAAAGCTGGCCGGACTTAAAGACATCAGAGTGCGCGTAATTACTATGCCTCCTGGTTATGACCCAGACTCATTTATTAGAGACAATAGTATCTCAGAGTTCTATGGCCTAAAAGCTTGGACAGCCTTTGAGTGGAGATTGAACAAGTATCCAGACGACGCAGACGACGAACAAATCTGCGAGCAGATGATCCCATTAATCCTCAATGAGCCGTCCAGAATCGCCCAGGAGACGATGGCGAAGGTTCTATCTAACCGTACCGGCTACTCCCTACAGACGATTACAGCGCAAATAAACGCTATTATGGACGAACGATCTAACAAGAAGAATGAAGATAGGCAGCGAGTACTAGATAAAATCATTCACGAGATGAAGAAAAACCCCTCAGAAGCAGAGCTTATTCTAACGGAAGGTCAAGCTCTTCTTACCGAGGTTTCTAAAAAACACAATAGCGAGATTCTATCTAAAGAACATTTTCTAGGAAGATTAGATGAACAAAAAGTAACAGAAGAAACTGCCGCTATGATGGGTAAGTGGTTCAATCTTGGACACGAACTAAAGGAGCTTGAAGATGCTCTTCGTGGAGATTGGAGTAATGGAGTTTGGTTTTGTTTAGGTGGTAAACCCAACCATGGAAAGACCGCCTTCTTAACAAAACTAGCTTATGAAATTGCTAAAAACAACGAAGATGCAATCGTTCTATACCATTCCATTGACGATACTGCTGAGCAAATAATACCTAGACTTGTTTGTGTTGCTGAAGGTTCACAAAGCATAACCATGAACATGGTACATCAACCAACATATTGGTCTAACACTGTTGGGATTCCAGATCTGATGGAAAAAAGAGCTTCTGGTTATTCATTAATTCGTGAGCTTGTGTTGCAGGGTCGTCTGATTGTGAAAGATATCGAACAAGGTTCTTCGCTTGTATTTGCTGAAGCTCTTATTTCACACTATCAGGAAAGATATCCAGATCGACGTATTGTTTATATCTTAGATAACTTTCATAAACTTAATGACTTTGCAGGAGCAGACGAACGTGTAAGGTTTAAATCTCTCTCTCAGGCTGCCAAGGGTCTAGCTCTAAGAAAGAAGTGTTGCGTTATTACTACAGTTGAGTACACAAAACTATTGCCCGGTATCAAGCCAAATAACAACAATATTGCCGAAACTCAGCAAATTGAATACGACGCTAACCTTGTATTACATCTTTATAACGAAGTAGCAGATATTCCAGATAGGTTTACCGTCTGCAACAAGGCTACAAACTGGAAAGGTGATCCAGTTTTCTATCCAAGACCAGAAATGATTATTGGCAAAAACAAAGTAACCGATATCAAGGAAACTTTTTTCCTGGACTTTTACCCTGGCTCATCTGACTATAAACATGTAAGCAGAGAGATTGTTCTACAAGATTCTAAAGCAATGGAGGACTTTAGGAAGGGCGGATATAACAATAAACCAAAAGATGAAGTGGAGAGTATGTTCTCATGATAAAACTTATTGAATTAATCTGTACGAATAAAAAATGTAAAAATCAGTTCGAAAGTTGGCATGATTCAAAAGAAGAATCTTTCGAAAAATGTCCTGTCTGCGGAAAAGCGACAGAAGAAACCATTGGTAAGGCTATTCACGGTATGCATACTTCTAGCTGGGGATCTTGGAAAATCAATGATTAAAAATATACTCTTAGGAATTGCCGCCGTATTGACTATCCTTCTTCTATCTGGCCTTGCTATTAAACAATGCCAAACAAATAGACAATTACAGTCCTTGATTCAAGAAAAAAATAGTAAGCTTATGGAGGCAGATTTAACAATTGGTCGAGCCCAGACAGAAATAGTTTCACTGAAGAAAGTCCATTCTATTGCCTTGGCAAATATAGACAAGAAGTGGAAAGAAGAAATTAAGAAAAGAGAGGCTCTTGTAGTTTTATATGTAGAACTACAAGCAAAATACGAAGCAGAAAAACTCAATATCAAAGTAAAAACAAAAGTTGTCTACATTGATAGAGTCACAACAGAACCAGTTGAAATACCTGTAGGTAAGCTTTTTATTAAAAAAGCAAATGGAGATCTTGAGGAAGCTATTTCTTTACCTTGGAAATATTCAGATTTTAGAATAGATCTTGAAGGCGATGCATTAAATCAGACCTTAAGCTATAAGCTTCATCAAAGATTTAGGTTACAGTTTATTGAAACAAAACTTCTGACAGGAGCTAGAAATCATTATGCAAAACTTTGGGAATTGGATGACAAAGGAAACAAACTAAAAGAATTAACTGTTACAAAGTTTGAAGTTATTAGAGGAGAAGAGTTACCAGATAAAATGTTTTGGTGGAACCCTAAACTAGATCTAGGTATTCACGGTGGAATAACTACTAGCGGTGACGGAACAGTATTGTTTGACCTCGGCCTCTCTACTTCTTCTTACGGAAAAACACCTAACGATATTTTTATTCGATTCTTTAGACTTTCTGCCCAATACTATCTCAATGGATTTTCTGTTGGTTTTTCTCCAGTACAATATAACCTTGGTCGCCATCTTCCTCTTGTTAGTAATCTTTGGATTACCCCAAACCTTAGTTATGCACCAGTCGATAAGGTTGGTATTTTTTCACTGGGTCTATCGGTTGTATTCTAATGCCTATCCACTACTGCGACACAATCTATGAAAGTGATCCCATTACAGATATCAACCCTCTTCTTCTAAGAAGATACAAAAAAGAAAATATCTTAGTAATATGTACAAGAGATGGAATGGTAACTAGAATTAACGATAGAATGGCAGAGTTCGAAGAAGCATACCCAGATCAGTCACTTAATGTGATTGGTATATGGGAACTAGAACCTTCATTTGTTGAAACAGGTTTTGTTGACCTAGATTTTGTCTTTGATCACTATGTAATAATTATCGTTGGGAAAAATAGAGTTCACAAAAGATACGAACCTATTATAGAGCAGATTGAATCAGCATGTATAAAATAACAATCAAAAATATTCTTACCTATACGAATTGTCCAAGAAAGACAGCCTTCTCTTGGAACGAAACAGAAGAAAAGGAAGACGATTATAAAAGTGTTTTTGGATACATTGTTTCCAAAGCCTATACTTATTTAAATATTCACAATAAGTTCCCAACATGGAATCTTGTAAGGAGCTGGGCCGCATCCAAACTCTCGTTTGCTACCCCACTTAGTTTAACTGAAATAGACAGAATCTATTCTCAAATCTTTAAATGGTATGAAAACATCTTCTTGACCGAGCTCAACAAGACCGGCCTTCCTAATGTGCCCATCCTTCTTCCTCTTGGTACATCTATTGTGCTATCTGATTCTATCCCTCTTTTGGTTACGTCCCCTCTTATGATAGGAGACATCTACGAAGCGTCTGGTAAAGACTTTTCTAAGTATACGGGGATAAGCCTCTATAGAGATTACACGTCACACATAAGAAGCTGGATATTTTGGAAGGCATCAGGAATCTTACCTAAGAAATATTTTCGTCTTGTTTTAGGTAAGGAAAGTGTTAAACTAGTGAAAATAAACATAGTTGAGAAAATACTTACAGAAAAAATAGAGCCATTAATTAGACATACTACCTTAGGTATACAAAATAGTGTATGGTATCAATCGGTATCAGAACAATGTAGTACATGTAAGTATTTCAACGAATGCAGATTTTAGGAGGAATATTTTGTTAAAAATCAAAGATGCAACAGGTAGAACTAAGTTCATTCTTAGAGACGATGATGAAGCTCCTGTATCAATTGATGAACTAGTACTTAGAGACTCTTCTAAGAAAGAAGAAAAAGAAAAAGAAGAGAAGGTAGAAGACTAAATGGAAAAAGACTATTCAATAGCAGACGAAGCGAATGGGAAAGTAGCCTGCTCTCGTTGTGGCTGTGTCTGGTTAACTCACCAAGAAGCTTCTAAATATACCTATGAACTGCTTGCGCTTGGTACGAGAATGAGACAGTCTGGACCTGTTACCTTTAACCTTTTTACTTGCATTAAGTGCAATAACAAAATGACACTTGTTGGCACTTCTATGACCACCAGAAAAGAGATCAAAGATCTTTATTTTGAGTTCTCAAAAGTGCTAATGGAAATCAACGAAAATGAAGCTGATAAGCTCTAACCGATTTTACCTGCCTGGCACAGATAAAAAATGGTTACATATTGCTACTGTTACAAATTCTGTAAGAGAATATATGTGCTTTGCAGATGTAGCCACTTCGCAAATCTATATTGAAGAAATCACAGGCGGTTCTCTTTCTTTTATCGAAGACGAAAGTTTAGCAAAAGCAATTCATAACTTTCTTGTATACAAGAAGGTGTTATTAATGGATCGACCCCTTCTTTCAGACGCAGATTGGTTTAAAAAACAAAATGAAAACAAGTAGATTTCAACAAGAATTTAGATCTAATGCAAGCAAACTTCACAAAAAAATAGGAGACGCTCTTCGATCTCCTACCTCTCCTTTTGCTGGCTTTAAGATCTATCAAGAATACCCTGTTTCTAGAGTAAATGTTTCATACAGAAATAATGCGCATAAATTTGACTGGGTAATTCTAGATCTTAAGATCGTTATTGAAGCTCATGGAGAACAACATTATAAACCAGTACAATTCGGAGGTATCTCTATTGACGAAGCAATAAGCAACTTTAAGCTTCAGCAAAACAGAGACAAAATAAAACAAGCAGCAGCAGAAGAAACAGGCTACACTTGTATTAGTATTCCATATAGTGACTTAAAGTTAATTAACACAGATTACATTTGGAATCTCTATCAAAAAAATAAAATTATTGAACAAATCCAAGAACCACCTAAAGAAATAAATGAATACAAAGAAGCTCAAAAAGAAAGAGCAAAAGAATATAGAAAAGAACAATATGAGAAACAAAAAGAATGGAAAGCTCAACAAAAACTCTTACAGGAGGAGTAGAAATGAAACTAATTGACATTAGGGAAACTATCCCAAAGCATAAAACACGACAATGGAGTAAGCAAAAAAATGTAAAACGCATTGGCGTTCACACTACCGCTTCTAATAATCAAAATCCTAATGCAACCGCGTCATATCATAGTACCCCTAGTAAGGATAATCATATTTCAACAAAAGGCGCACCAGGTCTTTGTTATCATGACTTTATTGCTAAAGACGGAACAGTGTATCACTGCAACAACTACGATGATGTAGTCTGGCACTGGGGTCTTTGGAACAATAATTCTGTTGGCGTATGCCTAGCGTACAAAGGTCAAGACGGCCTTTCTCCACCTGACGAAATGATGCTAGCTCTAGAAAAGCATCTAGTTGTTCTATGTCTTTATCTTAAAGTTCTTCCCTCTAATGTTTATGGTCATAGAGAAGTTCCTGGCATGTTTACCATCCTTGGTAACGGTTCAAAGAAGTATAAAAAAACCTGTCCTGGCATGGGAATCGATTTAGATAAGCTACGCTCTAGTCTTACAAAAAATCTTCAAAGAAGATTAGCTGCAGAAGGTTTATATAATGGCGCCATTGATGGCTTATTCTGGGAAAATTCTCAAAGAGCACTTAATGCCTTTGTTCCAGAAAAAGCTATTGCTCAGAATCTTGACTGGTTTACAGCAGAAGACGAAGAACTAGGTGAAATGGAATAATGTTTACCCGCGCCCGCCTTTGGTCCCCTGTTGAGCTGGACTACATTAAACTAAATATTGACAAACCAGTCGGACAACTCTGTATTGCTCTTGGCAGGGGTACTGGCGCAATTAAATCAAAAATAGCAGAGTTGAAAGGAGAAAAACTTCCTGTTAAAAAATCAACTCGATCTAAGATTGGAAAAAGAAAAGACTGCAATAATTTATTCTTTCGTTCTGGCTGGGAAGCTAATATTTACAGAATGTTTAAACTAGATAAGACTGTAGCTAAGATAGAATATGAACCACAAGATTTTACCTTTTGGCAGTTTGGTCATCACAAGGGCACAGTGGTCTATACACCAGACTTTAGAGTTACCTATAAGGATGGGTCCTGGATATGGATAGAAGTCAAGGGCGGCCTTATGAAGCAGCCAGATCGCACAAAAATCAAAAGGTTCCGCAAGTATTATCCAGAAGAGTTTAAACATTTAGTGGCCATCACTCCCGGCCTCTCTTCTAAGACTGCGCAATTTTTTACCAACGAAGGAATTAAAATCCTTTATTATTACCCTGACTTAAACAAAAAATATAAAAAAACTATTGATAATTGGGAATAAATGTTACCTAGATATAAATCTATTCGTCCTAAAAACTGGACAAAACAAGATTTAGAAAAAGCCACAAGAGAAACAATTCTTTTTATAATAGACCTATGTCTTGGAAATCCTCCAGCAGAAGGAAACGAATGGTTTTATCAGTCTTTTCTATATAGAAAATCAAAAAGAGAAAGACTTTTTGGAGTACCAGAAGATCTAAATAAAGTTAGAGAGAAACTACAATCAGCGTGGTGGATAGAAGAAGATGATATTAAGCAACAAATAGCTAAAATTATTATTGAAAAAAAAATCAGCACTGCTCACAATATACAATTCTTACTGGCTAGAAATATGGTAAAATGGTTAATAGAACAAAGAGTGTTCTCAAGGCAAACAGATTGGGAAAGTAAATTACCTACTGAAGAAACAGAATGGGTTGAACCAAATATGAATTTAGTAAGTCTAGCTTCTCTTTGCACGCCTCATTCTGATATCTTCTATACGTATCTTTTCTATTTAAAACACATAGTTAGATTGACCGAAAGAAATATGTGTGATATTGTCTCACTAAGCCCAAAAATCTTGAACATGCATTTAAAGGAGCTATAAAATGAAATTTTCTTCACAACAAGAACAAGTAAAACATAAGCTTGCTATGGATGGTAAACTGAATCCTGTAGCAGTAGAGAAACTTAAATTTCCTGGACTTAAGGGACTTTTTCTTTCAGTGCCTGAGGTTGCAAAGAAAACTTCTACAGAGAAGGTTGTCAAAGACCACAAACTAAAGAACTTTGCTACTCTGTCTCGTAGAAATTTAGCCGAGGCTCTAGTAGATATTCTTATAGAGAACAAAGGGGTCTATGCTATAGAATGGAATGTTTTGGCAGGAGAAGTAAAGCTTAGCCAAGCTAATTTCGATCAAAGACGCCCTACTACAGAGGAATCTAAGACGGCGCTAGTTGACTTTCTTACTATGATTATTCGTTGTCGAGCAGGTCTTCAGAATCTTCGATGGACTCTATCGGAAGAGAAGGTTCGTTTTGAATATCTTCCACGTTACAACTTGTAGTTGTAAACTCTTCCGCATACTGCTCTTGAAAGCTTTCTGGAGCAAAACTAATAAAAAACTTCCTATGTCTCTCGTTAAGCTCCTCTTGTTCTAGTACTTCTTTCTCAAATAACAATGAAGTTGTAGCACTAATAAAAGTGTTTAGATTGTATAGCTTCATTGATTCTTGAGAAGAAACAGCTGCTAAATTCTTTAACACTTCTACAAGCGCCCGAATCATCATCTCTTGAATACTATTCAATCGATATGTAGCGTCAAGAAACTTATGAAGTTGCTTATTGGTTAATCTACCTTTAGCAGAAAAAGACAGCAGAGACTTCAATTGCTTAATCAATCCATCTCTTGCTTCGCGGGTTGGATCAAAAGGATCAGTGCTACTACTGTCTTGATCTGCTAAGGTGTTTTGCGCAACTATATTATCCTCAACCAGAGGTTTATTAAGATTATCTTTATTCATTTCTTCCTCTATTCTACTTCGGCAGGTTCTACATCTTCTAGGTCAAAACTATAAATTTCTTCTTCTTGGTCTACTGTTGCAATTATCCCTTCTTGAATAATTGAGGTTGCCACTCTCTCAGCATCTTCTGGAGAGTCAGCAATGATAGTCATTGAAACAGTAACCTTAAATCTATTCTCCAGTACTACCATATCCTCCTCGCGATTTGTCGTCCTTAAGTGTTTCATATAACACCTCTCTTATTTCATGTCGAATAGTCTTACATAGTTTTAATTGAGCTATTCTACTTCCTTTAGGTATCTTAACATGTTCTTCCAAAACAAGAAGAGGTAAAATTAATTCATCATCTGGTCCGCAATAATCTTGATCTATAATCCCTACTGAATGAGGTACCATAACACCATACTTACGTGGTGTACTGGACCTAAGATAAACTTCTAAATGATATCCAGGCTCTACCTTAGCAATTAAACCAAATCGAGCCACTACAACAGGAGGCCATGCTAAATTGGATAAATCTGCATCAATAGATTCAACTGTTGTTAAGTCCATACAAGCGCTATAAGGAGTGGCAAAATCTGGAATAACAGCATCAGGATGTTTTTTATAGAAAAATACAGTCATTTAATCCTCGAATACATCAGCGAACAATTTAGCAGTTGGTGATCTTTCGCACTTTTGCAACTCAATGCAACAAACTAATTCAGAGTCTCTAGCCTTTGCATTATTAAAAAACTTATATAACCCTGTCTTTTCTTTAGGGATCTTTTCATCTCGTTGATTTAAGTCTCCCATTAACACAATCTTACTTCCCTCTCCTATGCGACTACCAATGGTTAGAGTTTCCATAAAGTCACAGACCTGCATTTCGTCTGCAATTAGAAAAGTATTTCTAAAAGAAGCGCCGCGCACTAACTGAAGTGGAACAATCTCAATTCCATTTTGCTCAATCAAGTCACGAACATTCATTCTTCCGGCAAAGTTTTCTAAGTTAGTAACAAAGTTAAGCAAGAAAGGAGAAAACTTATCAGTTACGTCTCCAGGGAGAGTACCAAGTTTATACCTTCCTACTTCAGACATTGGTCTAGTAAGGATGGCTTTAACAAACCTCTTGTCTTGAATTTTTTGTAACATGGCGGCTAGACTAAGAATAGTTTTACCTGTGCCGGCGCGGCCAGTTAGACATACAATTGTAATATCGTCATCAAGCAGAGCATCAAGAGCAAATACTTGTTCCCGATTGCGAGGCTTCAAACCCCATGAATTTTCTGCATTAAGTTTTTGGATTCTACTTCCTTTTACTTTAGCAAGAGTCGTATGTTTAGGATTAACGCTACTTTTTAACTCTAAGTACAAGTTAGGATAAATGGATATTCTTTTGTCCCAAATCTCTAGTTTTTGTCCAGAATATAGATCATTAATAAAAGCTTCTGGGGCTTCAAGTTCACGAAAACCAGAAAATATATTTGACAAGTAGTGCCTCCTAGACGAGCGGAACTAAAACTATTCCTAACTCAGATGCCATTTCTTGACTTAAGTTACCATTTTTTGCTTTATAGTCATCTTTGTATATCACTTTAGAAATACCTGATGCCGCCATTACTTTCACACATTCCCAGCAAGGAAAAGTATTACAATAGAGAGTACACCCAGCTACCGATATCCCTCTAGAAGCTGCATTTGTGATTGCATTAACTTCTGAATGGATAGTTCTTACGCAATGGTTATCTACAATAAGATGTCCTCCCTGTCTAACATAAAAAGGAAAACCCTTATATTTCAAATCTCTTTCCTGTTCAATTTTTTCTATTGCTGAGCGATGTAATTGTAGTTTTTCTTTAGAAAGAACATGTGAAACAATATGCAATTTCATTTTAGCATGAAATTCATACTCTTCTTTGGTTATCTCAACTTTAACTTTAGATACAGAACACTCTGCAAAATAGGGTGGGTCATCACAATGGGGAGCACCTGGCGCCGATCCATTATACCCTGTAGATATAAGCCTATGATTTGAGTCTACAATAACCGCGCCCACATGCTTCCTATTGCATGTTGCTCTCTCGGATACCTTATCTGCAAGATCCATAAAGTAATGATCCCAGTCTTGTCTTTTATCTTCTACTCTCATTTATCCAATAACCCTTCTCGCTCTTTTTTCATAGAGCCAAACCACAATAAACTTAGGCATTGAAAAGAAATACATAGGCCCTGAAACAGCAGTTGCAAAACCTTTTGCTCTATCAAGAATTAAACTACGAATCAACGTCAGATTTGATTCTCTAATGTTTGAATCAGAAATAAGTCTATTAGATTCAATCATTCTATTCCAAGCATATGCTTCGGCATCTAACTCAAACAATGCTCGAAATAGAGCGCCGCCGACTGGAAGAGGAAGAAACGCATAAAGCAATAGGTAAATAGGGAAACCTAAAAGAGGATGAATACCTAAACCTAACCATCTACTATGTTTTACGTGCCTGGATTCATGCCATAAAACTGGAAGAATTTTATATTCAACTAGTTCTTTTGGAATAAAAATATGATTAGCAATCGTAGTGAAATAATCTTCTAGAAAGCTTCGCTTCCATTCTTTGCTTTTTGCTTTACTGAAGGTAAAAAGTAGAGTTGCAAAAGCACCCAGACTAGCTAAAGCTTTTATAAACCAACCATCTTTAGTATGAAGAACTATACTCTTATCGATTTCTCTTAATTCAATTTGAAGTTCTTGTAGTGTCACTACTCGTCTCCAAATCGGATAGGGACCACCTGTTCGCATATGGTATCTTCAGTTGCTATCCAAGCTAACTGAACCGGAAGGTCAAAATAAGCAAGGGACTCTGCGTAGTCATCGCCACCAGCTAATGAACCATTTCTAAGAATTGGTTTGCCATTCCAAGTCATAACACCCCAATGATGAAAGTGACCAAACAAGAAGGCATCCCACTCATGTATTCCATACCAGCCTGCATACTTAGCGATTCCTGCGCCTGTGTCGGCCTGTACGGGCGCTTTGTGTCTCATTAAGACCTTCCAGCCTCGTACGTTTCCAATAGCATAGTCGCCGTATCTGTTCTTTATAGTAACATCTAGATCTCCACCCATTTCTATATCTAAATCTATGAGTAGTTCTAGTTGTTGATAAATCATATTGTCCCAATTAGCCTCAGGAGAGGTATGGGCTGCACCATGATTACCTTTGGTTGTAATAATACGAACCAAGGGAAAGGTTCCGCGAAAGACATTTATGATTTGCCAAAAAGCCTTAGTTGCAGCTTTAACCTGTTCAACCGCATGGGTCTCAAGTTCCATTGCTTGATGGCCAAAGATACCTTCACCGTCAACCATATCGCCACCAAGAAATAAAACAACTTCATCAATCTGATCGATTTGATCTTCTGTTAGAATAGAAAGAATCTTGTTTGGAACAGAAAGAATCCTTTCAGAAGCGATTTTGACATTAAAATAATCTTCTCCAGTTTCGGGATCTGCTAAGTGTCTGCCAAAATGAGTATCAGAAAGAAAAACACAAAGACTTTTCTTGTTTCCATGTGCTCTTTTTGCCGATTTTGAACCAGTTCTTTCAACTTCCTCTCTAATCTCATACAAAGATTCTAAGAGTTCGTTAACAAACCCTCTTCTGCCTTTAGTGAGTTTTGCTTTTTCATTAGGATCTGGTGTAGCCGTTTTACTAAGAGTAGTAAGTGTGGCATGATATCTATTCTCAAGAATTCTTGATATGGCTGCTTGTTCTTGTTTAGTGAAAACACCCTGAGGTTCACCAAAATCTACAAACTTACACCCAAGTTTTTTTGATTGTTTTTGAATGGCATCAGGGGATCGATCATAACCAATCTCTGTCCATAGTTGCGAAATTTCTCTACTAGATAGAGTTGCTCTAACTTTTTCAAGTAGAAGTCTTTCGTCTTCGCTCCAAAATACTGACATGTAATTATGCTCCTTGTGTGGTTAATTTCATCTTTTCTAGGAAGCTTACAAACTTCCAAACAAGATAACCAACTAAAGAGAGTCCAAGTCCTATGGATAAAATCTTACCCCAGATGAGAATGGATGCTCCTAAGTTGAATAAAAAATCTAGCATATTGTCCATTTTACTATCCATTAAATCTAATCAATTCTGTTTTAGTAAAGCCGCAGGTTTGGACAGGAAGCTCTACTCTGTAGTCGTTACTTTCAAATACAATCTTTACTTTTGTGTCTCCACTAGACTCTTTTATTTTAGAAACAATCTCTAAAAATTTCTTCTCATCTTTTACTGTAATATACACTGTTTCTAATTTAGAAAGAACAGCTACCGGATGCACTGTAACTCCCTTAACTACAACAGTTATTGCCGATCCAGTGTCTCCTCTAGTTACTTCTAGTGATGCGTTTATTACAATAGGGGTGTTAGGATCTAAAACATGCTTATACTTATTATATCCTGCTGAATAAATAACACCAGCGATGGACCCAGTCTTATCCTCTAGCTGCATGTATGCCATCTTCTGTTTCTTTTGCTTAGTAGTGTGTTCTTTTAGAACACTTGGCACTGCAATAAGTTTAATAGAAGACTTGTTTTCTAGCTCTCCTACATTAACTGCATCAATAATATCCTCAACAGTCCACGTAGTGTCTACTGCAATACCATCTAGAGGATGTCCTGTAACAAAATAACCTAACAACTCTTTTTCTTGTCTAAGTATCTCGTCATCACTAAGCTCTACGTTCTTTCTAATTTCTGGCTCAAGCAATATCTCTGGACAAACTGGAGCCTTTTTCTTTCCTGGTTTCTTCTTTCCTTGCAGTCTTAGATTTTTCTTAACAGTAAGAGTTAGATTCTCCCACACTTCAATCTCTTTTAATCTTTCTTCGTACTCCTTGCTCTTTGCTAAATAGGTTTCTAATTTAGCTTCATAAGACTTAAGGTCCTTCTTGTACTGAAGAACGTCATCAACATACAACAGAAGAGAACTTCTTGTATAACCAAATTCATCGAAAGCACCACTTAAAATAAGGGAATCAAGTTTTTTCTTGTTAATCTTACTCGTATTAACGCGGTCGATAAAATCCTTAGGCGAAGTAAATGGTCCGTTCTTTTCTCTTTCTTGAATAATTTCTTCTACAGGTTTTCCTAGGTTTTTGATAGCTGATAGCCCAAACCTAATATTACCCTTCTTTGCGATATTGAATTGAAACATTGATTCGTTAATAGACGGACCTAAAATCTCTATACCTATGGCTTTACAATAGGAGATATATTTAATTACCTTGCTAACTTCATCTGAATCACTAATCAAACAAGCGGTCATAAACTCAAGAGGATAGTGAGTCTTGAGATAGGCCATTTGGTATGAAATGTAACCATAACAGGCAGCATGGGCGCGATTGAAGCCATATGCAGCAAAGGCTTTGATGTCTTCCCAAATTTTATGAGCATCTTGAATATCTATATTGTTTTTAGCCATACCGGCTTTAAATTTCTGCTCCTGCGCAGCCATCTCTTTTTCTTTTTTCTTGCCTACCGCTCTTCTCATCAAGTCGGCTTCGCCCATTGTGTAACCAGCTAGCTGCTTACAGATTTCTAAAATCTGTTCCTGATAAATAAGCATTCCATCTGTATCACCAAGAATTGGTTCTAATTCTGGAACTGCAAAGATTGGACTAGCTTCGCCTGCACGTACTTTTAAGTAGTGTTGAAGCATGTCAGAAGATAGGGGACCGGGACGGTAAACGGCGACAAGAAGAGCTAGGTCATCAAGCTTATTTGGCTTGATTTTTATAAGCAAGTCCTTCATTCCTGAAGAACCTTCTAGTTGAAAAACGCCATCAACATCACCTTCTTGGAGCTTTCTATACACCTCGTAATCATCTACCGGAATTTGAAGGGGTTCTATGTCGATGTTGTGGCGTTGTTTGATAATGTCTACACATCTTTGAATGGTAGTTAGGGCGCGTAAGCCAAGGAAGTCAAACTTAATTAAGCCAACCTTTTCTACTGTGTTCATTTCGAACTGTGTAGTAGGAGCACCATCCTTACCCAGGATCAAAGGTAGGGTTCTTGTGATCTTATCCTTACTAATTACGATTCCACTAGCATGAGTACCAAAAGATCTAATTCGATCTTCCATCTTCTCTGCCCAAATTAGAATCTCTTGTTCTTGAGGAACAATACCTGCTCGAATGTTTTTTAGCTCTGGAACCTTCTCGTAACACGTCTGAAGCGATTGAGACTTACCTTCAATAGGATCCAAGGTAAGCTTAGCAAGCTTGTCTCCTAGTGCATAAGGAAGTCCTAGCGCTCTAGTGACATCTCTAATTGACGCTTTAGATTTCAAACTACCAAAGGTACCTATATGAGCTACCTTATCTCGTCCATACTTTTGTTCTACGTATTCAATTACTTCATTTCTTCGTAATTCGCAGAAGTCCATATCAATGTCGGGCATTGAGACTCGGTCTGGATTGAGGAATCGTTCAAAGATGAGTTTATATTTAATTGGGTCCAAGTGTGTAATTTCGAGTGCAAATGCAACAAGAGATCCAGCAGCCGAACCGCGACCTGGCCCAACAGGTATCTTGTTACGAAGTGCCCAAGTGAGAATATCTGAGACAACAAGGAAATAACCTGCGAATCCCATAGTGTTGATAATGCTGATTTCATATTTTAACCGCTCCTGATACTCTACAAGATGAGCTACACCTCTTTTCTTGAGGCCCTTCTCAGATCTAAATTGAAAATAAAGCTGTAGGTCGGTCATACTATTCCGTCTCAACCTCGAAAACATAACCCTTTTCATATCCCGAATAAGCTTCTTTAACTACAATTGATTTGCAACAAGGGCATTCTTCATTCACCTGTTTGTATGACATGATTGCATACGTAGGACCTTTTTCTTTATGAGGAGGGTATTGACTCCAGTAGGTAATCTCGAATCCAGGATTCTCTCCTATGTAGTCTCTCGTATACTTTTGAAATTCAGTCATAATTTACCTCTTTGGTGCTGCGCATCCACGACCGCTACCTCTTTCTGATAGAGGTTTTTCTTTATCCCTTACTCTTTTTAGGTCAATCTGATAACTGCTAGTTTTTCTTTTGATAACTAAGATCTGTCAACAGGAATTTTTCCTTAAGACTATCCCGTAAATCCTATTCCTGATGAATCTTGTTTTTTGCTTCAACAGAATCAAACCTAGTTCTTCTTAAGTGAAGAGAATAGCCTGTAGTTTTCTTAACAAGAACTAAACATTCTTGTTTATTAACGTCTGTTTTTACCCAGATACCAATAGATTCATTCATTTCCATGTTTCCTGGATTAAGATAGTCTCCTATTTCTGTTTCAAGACTAGACAAGTATTCTTTTTTATCGTCTAAAGACTTTTGCATAGCACGAATGTCGGATTGTATTTTTTGCCACTCTTTAACCTTATCTGTTAATTCCTTGTTTGCAGTCATGCACTACTCCTTGCCAACAGAAACAAAAGATTCGATTCTTCCTTTTCTCTATTAAGTTATGGTTGCCTTGTATCTTCTAATTCTTCTCCGGGATCAGGACCCATAATCTTATCTATTTTAGCAAGCATTGTGATTCTTTCTTCTTTCTTGTAGACATAAGCTTTGACAATCTTGTCTTGCTGAATAGAAAGATACCAGCCGTTTTGTGTTTCATAGATTTTAAATATCATCGTTCAAAAACCTTATCAGAAAAACATTTTCGACAACTCTGGCAAGCGTCTTTAGTTTCTAGCTTGCCCGCGTCAACAGGACAACACCTAAGAAGATCTTCAAAAGGAAGATCTTTCTTTTTCTGCTGCATGTTAAAAATAATTTGAGCACCAAGGGTATCTTCTCTACTGTCTGTTCTCAAGAAACTGAAGTAAATTCTTGGGTGCCTTGCTTCAAGTACCTGACTCTTCTTAATCTTACTCTGAGGATCGCTGTCAAGAGAGAACATAATATAGAGATTAGTGGCGTTTCTTGTTAACGCTAACGCTTCCTTAACCTTCTTAGTTACAACCCATAGAACAACATCTTCATGTTGAGTGACTAGACGATTGATAACTTCAATTGCCTTTGGAAACAAATCCCCTACTCCATTCCACCTTAAGAATGTCATCTTCTTAGAAACATATTGCTTATAGATTCTGTCTACAATGACCTGGGTTGGAGTTTTAAGAAAGTACTCATATAAACGTAAATTTTTAGCAAGAGAATTGTTCCATGTAATAGGTCTATTAAGTCTAGTCCCATAACAAACCTTAGAACAAATCTTGGTAGGTTGACATGTTTTAGAAATAGGAAAATTCAAACTCCAGCCTGTTTTAGTATTAAAGCTACAGATGTTTTCCTTAGGCTCTAGTGCTTTTAGTCCTTGAATCTCGACATCTTTAGTTTTCTGTATTAATTTTTGTACAGCAATCATTAGTGATCAATACTTTCAAGCACATAAAATACTTCAAGAGCTTCTTGAAATGTATTTAATGTGACTTTTCCAAAAACATCCGTTTTTTTAAGATTCTCATATATCATAATAGTTCCAACTACATACTGATTATTAGAAATCTTTTTGATACCATTATTTTCTCCAAGAAACATTCCAAGGGTATCTACAACACTTTCTATATGTTGTTCAAATGAAATACCGCCCTCAGCGTACTGAAAAGCTTTCTTAAGTCTATTTTGTATCTTAATCTTAAGGAACTCCGCAGCTGTCTTGATGTCTGGCATTAATTCCATAACTTGTCTCCTTCCACTGTTTAAATTCTTCATAGTCATCTGTTTCTGTAATTGGAAAAACAGGTTCCTGATATTCGCCTAACTTTAAAGTAACATTACATTTATTTGCTATATCTATGGTGTTATGAAAAGAAGATTCAGCCCCAATTTTCTTAGCTCTTCTTTCCATCTCTTCATGTCCTGCTACATAAAAGTGAGGACCATAAAGGAAATCAGAATTCTCTCTGTATTTTTGAATAGGAATGCTCATTTGCATTGCCATAATTAGCTCATGGAGTTCGTGGTCCTTGAGAGTAAGATAGTGGGCGTCGGCAGTAATAACTAAAGGAATAGACATTTTCTGTGCTGTTGTAATGACCCATGAATTATAGGTTGATTGAAATTTATCAGCACTGTCCCATCCTTGAACTTCTAAATAGAAATCATCACCAAATATCTTGGTCATTCTTTCTATCATTTTAATCGCTTTGCCTTCATCATCAGTACAAGCGCGCGCTACTCCATTCTCATCCTTGTTGAAATTCAATTGCTTTGCAGTAATGCCACCAAGACATGCAGTTGTGGCCACAATATGACCAGAAAGATAATCAAGATTCTCAATAGAGATACGTGGCTTATAGTAAAAGTTGGTTAAGGAAGCATTGCTTACTGTTTCCATGAGACGCACATAGCCCTCATTATCCTTAGCTAGGAGCACCATATGCATATTGTCTCTAATCTTATCTTCGTTACTTAGTCCATCTGGACTCTCTGTTATGTAAGCTTCAACACCAAGAATAGGTTTTATTCCTGCCTTATTGCACTCTTCATAGAATTCAATAACCCCTGCCATCCATCCATGATCAGTAATTGCACAAGCCTGCATACCATCTGCTACTAAATTCTTCACCAAATCCGGAATAAGAATAGCTCCATCTAGAAGGGAATACTGAGTATCCTTCAGTGAAGGTGGAGATGCGTAAAAGACTCCACCTTCTTATTTCCTCCTAGACTTAAACTCCCATTGTTTGATGTGTTTTCCATATCTATTATTAAGCTCCCTCTTCTATAACCATTTTCTTGCAATACAATTCTAGTTCTAGAAATGCATTACTAATAAGCTCATCTAGATGTTCAAGTTTTTCTACATGTTCTAGTATTTTAGGGTCTGTGATTTCATCATAAGATCTCATCGCCCCTAATTCAGCTATCGGGCCGCTCTGTTTTAAAACTTCAAGAACTTCATTATATTGTGACATCTTATTCCTTCGTCATCTCTTTCCATCTACGCAAGCTACTGTAGTTCAGCATATATCTTCTCTAAATAGAACAAGTCCTTTAATTGTTTCTCTATATGACTTAGAATTTTCTCATAATGTAGTTGCTCTTATATAGTCTACTACTCTAATCGTCTATTTCTCCCACAATATGTCTAAGAATACCAACACTAGTAGCTATATCATGAATAGCTGAATGAGGTTGGTCATTAGATATACCAACTTCGATACACATGTCTTTAAGTCTTAAGGACTCTGGTAGTCTCTTGTTTTGCGTGATGTACCAAGAGGTATAAAAACTAGGAAGATCAAGAATGTGGTAATCAAATGGCCATTTCTTACCAACCTTGTCGTAAGCTTGGTGCAAAAAAGCATTGTCAAATTGAACATTAGTGCCAAAAAGAACTATGTCCTTTGGATCTACATCAGAAAGATTTGTTTCAATAAACCTGTCTAGTTTTACAATTACTTTATTAAGGGTTGGCGCATCCTTTAAATCGTTTTCTTCGATTTCATGAATAGAGTATGCGCTATAACCATTCTCTCCCTTACTATACATTCTGTCTAGAAAATCTGGTTTAACTAGAGATTCCATTGCGGCTATTCTCTTCAGATTCCTATCTAAAAGAATAACTCCTATCTGAACTATCTCATCCTTCGTTGGATCCAATCCCGTCGTCTCCAAGTCCAGAGCTAAGATCGCTTTCATCTGTGTCATCGTCTTCTGGTCCTTTCTTAGTACTATATTGTGGTAACTCTAATATCTTCTTTTTTAACTCTTCTTTGAGAGCATTGTTCTGAGAAAGATATTCTATAAAATTAGGTTCTCCTTGAATCTTTTCATCTCCAAGAACGAACCAGGCTCCTGATTTCTCTACAAAACCATGAGCAGTACTCAAATCAACTATCTCCTGAATAGAATCAATACCCTTACCAAATTTGATATTGAACAGCACCTCTCTAAACGGCCATCCAACTTTATTTTTAACAACCTTGACTTTAGTTTGTACACCAACCTTGTCTTCTCCTTCTTTCAAGGTTCCGATCCTTCTGATATCTAGACGTTGGCTTGCATAAAACTTAAGGGCATTTCCGCCGCTGGTCGTTTCGGGACTGCCGAACATGACACCAATCTTCATACGGATCTGATTAATAAAAATAACAAGGGTATTAGTTTTCTCTGTAATTGAAGTAATTTTTCTAAGTGCTTGACTCATTAAGCGAGCATGAAGACCCACATGAGAATCTCCCATATCTCCCTCAAGTTCAGCTCTTGGAGTAAGGGCTGCCACTGAGTCAAGAACAATAACTGAGAAAGCTTTTGTTCTAATAAATGTATCTAGAACCTGAAGAGCTTCTTCAGCGCAATCTGGTTGAGAAATTATCAAACCATTTGTTTCTTCTGGTGCAATAACCCCTAAGGCTTTTGCGTAATTCATGTCAAGAGCATGTTCTACGTCGATAAAACCACATGTTAATCCGCGTTTTTGAGCTTCAGCAATAACGTGAAGAGCCATCGTTGTCTTCCCGGAATTGTGAACTATAAAACGTTCAGCTACATAGTTGTTGAAGGGAGATTCCATTCTAATGTCATAGGTATGTTTTTGACCTACGCTATAAATTTTTTCTACTCTAGTAGGTGTAGCGATAGTGTCGTTTTGGATCATTATTTGATCTCCTTCTTGGAGATCAGAAAGCGGAACATATCCTTCGCCAGTAAAAAACTTATGATCTGCCGATGCTTGGATAGTTTCACCAGTTGTTTCTAATTGGAAACAGTCTTTTACACCTGTATCCATCACCGCCATAATCTTATTGTGAATAATACAACCCCTACTATCAACAGAAAAAGCATAAAATTCAGAATCTATTGATGCGTAATTAAAATGGTAAAACAATTTTTCAATTGAAGTAAATTCATTAACGATCCGTTTGCCATCTTTGCTTCTAATTTCATATTCAATGAAAGTATTTGCCGCCAAGCACGATTCTGGGCCATAAATTTCAACAATTCTACCCCTAGCGAAACCACCATTCATTGCCCAGTCTAACTTAATTGACTGAGATGAAATAAAATCGATATCAGGAAAATCAGCAGAACTTCTAATTACAGTGCCAACACCAAACTGTTTAGTAAGACTATCAACAGCTAGTTGAATAGCTTTCTCGGCATCTGCCTTACCTGGATCAAAAGCCCCTGTCTTTTTCTTAGCCATTACTTATGTCCTTTTCCCGGTTCTCTCCATTTAGAACAAACAACACCAGGTCGCACTTCTATTTCAGTTCCATTTATTCCATAAGAGGGAAGATCATTTAGTTCTTCTGGAAGAAGACCTCGCCGAATCATTTCCATCGTATGACTCAATCCCATGAGGTTCCAGATGGCCTGATGAAGATGGTCTTCGTCTTCCATTCCTTCAAGGAATTGTTGAAAGTGTCTAAAGCCACTATCTACAAAACTAGACAAAGGAAGGCCGCGCTCCCAGTTTCGCTTTTGGTACTTAAGTGCACCTTTTCTATAGATTTCAGCTACTCTACGAAGTGGGTGCTGCGGAAGAAGATAATACGCGCCCTTTCCCTCAATGCCTTGAGCTGCTTCCCTTACGGCACCAGTAGGGAATGTGTGTCTTTCTCCTGAGTCCTTAAGTTCAAAAGATCCTACAGTATTTATCTTTTTTGTTTCTTTAGGTAAACGAATATCCTCTCCCTTGTCTTTAGAAGGATTACTACTCATTAAACACTCCTATTTGTATTCTTTTTTTAGAAAACTAAAAAGCGCTTTTTCTGTTTTAAAAACTTTATCAAAACAGCCAAAGAACCATCCGTTTATATCCTGTGGCTCAATACCTGTAACCAGGTAACAAGGAACACCACTATACACAGCATGAGAAGCTTCTGAAACAGTTCCACCCATAGGATCTCCGTCCCATTTACAAATTATAAAATCAGACTGTTCAACAAAGCTGAGATCCTGTTCAATAATTTCTCTCATAATGCCAATATACTTAGTAGGATTAGTAGCTTTTAGGGCTTTGTATTCTTTCGAAGACATGCCCTTTAAAAGTTCTTCATAATTATTTGGAATAATTGACTGAATATTGAGAGCTTCTAGTTTCTCCTCGAAACGAACTCTCCAGGTAAGACCTTCGTCTTCTACTGCTTCCATTGGTCCTATTAGATAAGTTAAGTAATCCTTCTCTCTCTTAACTTTCTTCGGCGGGCTCCACGGCGGCCTCCATGAAAATTTGTTCTTCATTTATTTTCCTAATCCTTTCATCTTTCTTCTTTACTAGGCGTATTCTAAACCACTTAATTTCTAGCCCTAGTATGTATAGTATCCATTCTAGATTTATGTCTTCACCACCAAAGTTAATGTAGTAGTGATCATCAAATAAAAAGTTACATGCTGTTTGATAGTCGAATTTATCCTGCGTAGAATAAGCCTGAGATAGTGTTAGATAATCTCTAACAGCTTGCTCGACTATTTTAAGAAGTAAAATTCTAACTTCATCTGTAAAGGGTTTACCATTATTCATACCCTCGATCTTATTACAGATTATTAGTGTTATGCAACTTACTTTTTACTTACTTGTAATATTTCACACGCTCCACCATCACAAAAACGTTCAATTTGTTCATTTTCAGTTACAGTTAGATCAAGAGCAGTCAGATTAGCAACTGCTTCAAGATATGTTGCTTGATCTATTTCTTGATAAGGAGCATGTTTATATCCATGTTTATGCGGAAGAAACGAAACACCCTTAAGTCTTGTTTCATAGTGCTCTAGCGCATGTTTGATCTGACTTTCTTCTTCTGGATTAAACGAAACTGTAATGCTTACTTGATTGTCAGCCCAATAAGCTTGATACATCGCAGCGTTTTCTAACTGCTCCCACAAGGAAACATCCTTTTTCCCTCTCTCAAAAAACTCAGCTTGAATCGGAAAATAAACAGCAACAGTATTTGGTTCATCGGGTTCTAAGTTATAAGTCTTGTATCCAGCTTTTTGAAGTGGTTTTAAATAATCTGAATCAGCAGCAAATCTGATAACGTTAAAATACCATCGTGAGTGGTCATAGTGTATACCTGGAGTAACGCCTGGAAGTTTCGCAACTGTCCCTGAAGGCTTAACACTTGTTAACTTAATTGACTCTGGCACACACAACCAGCCAGAATAAATCCTATCTAGCTCTCTAAGATACTTGTATCCATTATCGCACCATTGTCTAATCTCTCCCTTGCTATGTCTATTAAATGCCTGAATGATACCTGATTGAGAAATACCAATACGTCGATTTCTCATCATTACTGCATTGGTTCTCTCGTCGTGAGTTGGAAGAAGAGTTACAGTCTTTGCATACATATATGCAAATTTAAGTGTTCTTTTATAGTCTTCGAACGAATCAATTCTAGAAGGAAATGTTTCTACAAGAGTACACATTTCTCTATCTTCAAGACTTTGTTCCACACATTGGAAGGTAAATATTCCAGTATGTTCTTTTGTTTCTTCATTGATGTTTGTTACAATTCCAACAGTGTGAAAATCATCTACTGTTAGGTTGAAAACATCTTCTGTTTTTTCCAGACACTCAACAGAAACAACACGGTGGTTAAAATTATTAGCAAGTTCTTTTAAATGAGAGAAACTCGTAAGAGTATATTGGTTTTTTGAAGTGGATTTTGGTCTAAGTCTAAATGGAACTTTAGAAACTCGACAACTTTCTTCCCATTCTTTTTTCGTTGGTTCTCTGTTATAGGTGTTTTTGAAATTGAGATAGATAGAAATTTGATCATCAAGTGTCTTTTTTTGTCGTGTCTTAAAAGACTTGTTAAGCCCTTCTTTTCTCGTTTCTATTCCCGATGGTTTACTATTAGAGCAGGAGAGAGAACAAAAACAACGATCTCTTTTTCCCCATGGAACAATAAATTCAACAGAACAAGTTTCGCAAACCTTTCTTACAAAAAGGCGTCCCTCGATCCATACTGTTTCAAGATCAGTTATTCTGTCTTGTTCTAGATAGTATTCTTTGTCCCATTGTTTTTTCTGATCAGCCATCCTGCCAGAAAGAGATATACGTTCTTCTTCTGTGTGACTAGCTTTTAGTTTTTCAATAAATTTTGAGTCGGATGTTCTTTCTAGAGTTGTGTCTCCAATTTTTCTTTTTGTTTCTTTTGAATGTTTTTTCCCGAACATTCCATTGTTTTCACCAAAACGATCACAACTTGAATGAAGAGAAGAATGGTCTCTAAATGTCATTATCTCTAAGTTATCAGGGGCATTATTAAGAGAATTGTAGTCTTTGTGATGAACAACAATACCCCCTTTAATCCATCCATTTTGCTTAGCCTCTTGATAGAGAGAACTCCATTCTTTCTTGTGAAAGAACTTAGATATTAGTCTGTGTTCAAATATCTTATCTTTTTGAGAATCTAAAGTATCGCAATAAACCCTAAAGTATTCATTGCTCTTCTTTGTTAACCTCTCTAGTTTCTTTGTAAATCTAGGTAGGCTATCATTTTGTTGTAAGTTTTTTGCTTCTACTTTTGTTCCGTTACGCAATCTCATTTTGTGATCAGGCGTTACACAGAAAAAACTACCGTCATCTAGTGTTACTTTTACAAGAGAAGCATCTTTCCGAGTAAGTCTTGGGTTTCTGCCCCACTTTATTTCAACCTTTCCGTTGTCTGGATTAAGAGAATAGACAGGAACATCTTTTCCTTCTTCCGCTAGTTGCCTAATAGAGACGGCATTTCTTCCGTCCGCTGTGGCAATAAGGGTGTCTCCCCTAAAACAAGGGTTTGCGCCTGCAACTTTTCTATCTTTCCAGTCAGGAGGATCTATCATGCGGGAATAGGCGCGGGCGTTCTCTAACCACTCATATCCCGGTTCACCATTCTTAGCTGTTTTACTAGCAGCATTTGTATAGTCCATCCCTACAGCAGCAAAAAGAGAATTGTTACTAGCCCACCTATGGCTATTTAATTCTTCTTGATATAATTCTGGATTCTTTAGATCTAGAAAGTCTGGATCATCTAACTGGCCGAAAAGAATTTCAGCTGAATTATGGACCACTAAACCATTACCAACAACAAACTCATGTGCGTTTTCTACCTCAAGATCATATGTTTCTATATTTCTACCCGGAAGATCGGTTTTCAATACTTCAACAGGAAATTGAGCTAATGTTTCATTAAAAACTAATTGAACTAATTGATCCTGAAGGGTCAATTCGTCCATTCTTTTAAAAGTAAATTCGTCTGGAGATAAAAATACTTTAACTTTATGGTTTGGAGTTGCCTCAAGCTCTCCTAGCTGTGTAAGAATTCGAGTTGTCTGTTGAACTCCCTGCTTAAATACTTGAGAAACCTGATCCCATCCATAAGAAGTTTGAACAAAGTCTCCCTTTTTAACAGAGCTAATTGGAATCAAACCTTTTTTAGTATGAACAAGTGTATCTTCTGGTAAACATCGCCTCACGTTACCAGAAACAACACACCTTCCAATGAAATTGAAAATATCAACTATAGCAGTAGAGGTTATTGTTTCTCCAATTAGAGGATCTAAGGTTTTTTTTACGTTCTCTATAAGTTCCAAGAGAGGGGCAGGGCCGGATGCAACACCGCCAAAACTTTTAATTAGAGCGCCAGCAGGTCGAACCAAACTAGCGTCTATCGAAGCAGGCATAGTGTCTATTCCAACATAGGCATCTAGTACCCTTCTTAATATCCCTACCCATCCCTCTCTGGTATCCTCTATAACATGTATATCTAGAGATGTTCTAGGGGTTTTAATAGTAACTGTACCAGCACCTCTAGTGTCACTACCAACACCTACCCCTAGCATAGACATATCCATAAGAAAACAAAATGGGTCAGAGAAGGATGTTTTCAGTTCAGCGGTAGAAGTGAAGGCGCAATTGTTCAAAGGCGCGCTTCCTTTTGCTTCGACATGCTCGGTGCCCATCATCCAGAGTCCTCTTCCCGGAGGAAGAAACTTCATATCCCACATTTGTTGATACATTTCTTGAGCAGACTTTTGAGCTTTTCTAGAATTCCAAGGCAGTCTTAAAGACTTGCAATGAGCTTCTTGAATTCTATAAGTACCTTCAGTAACACGAACCAAGGTTAACCAGAACTCTTCACTGCCATCCAGGCCAGCCTCTTGTGCGAGTCTTTGGTAACGTTTATGAATACCAGAAATGCTTCTTGCATAAGTTCTTTTATAAACTATATAACCTATAGGTCCCCAAGAAGGTTGAAGGCCCATAAATTGTTTAATAAATTTATCGTTTAACCTAAAGGTACTAGCACTTAAGTCCATACAAAACGCCTCCGCTACTATTTATTAAGCTTATTTCCCGCAAGCATAGCGGTGACCTGCTGCACAAACTTAATTGTTTGTTGTTGCATTTGGATAACTTGTTGTAACCCTTGAATAACAGCATTATCTATTGGTCTCATTCGCTGAGAATTTGCCATATATTCAATATGATCTTTGGCAACTTGTGCTAACCCAATAAGGCTAACTAAATTACTATTAGCTCCTAATGGTTTAAAATAGAGATTGCCATCTGGTTGTGTTCCAACAACAAATCCAATATCGAGATCTGGAATTTCGATATCTTCTATGTTTTTTTCAACGTTTTCATCGGTGGTTGGTCCTTCAACATCTACCAATTCATCAGCATCAGCGCTTTCATATACGTGTTCTTCGATAACATTACCATCTTGATCAAAAGATACTTTTCCTCTTCCTTGTCCCATTTTTTAACTCCTTAGTGTTCGTTTTTGTTTGAGTTCAATCTATCTAACATTCTCCCACTAGCCATTGCTTTTGCTTCAACTGACAAGTTGATTGTTGCATTTTCAATAAGCCTTCTAGTGTTGCCAAGGTCAGATAGTACTTCTTTCCAAAAAGCTAATTCAATTTCTGCATGAGTAATCGAATCCTTAGTATTCTTAATAGATTCCTCTGCTAGGATAGATAAAGTATCCTTAGCGGGTAGTTTCTTTTGTGAAGATTTAAACTCTTCTACAAGCGCAGTATAGCTTGCTCTGTACTGTTGATTGTTTGCGTTGTTTAAGGCAGCAAGACGTGCTTCAGCTTCTGCCTTTAAAAAGGAAGCCTGCTGATGAAGATCAGAGAGCTTAGAATCAAAAGCAGTACAGGTAGCAGGATTAAGATCAGGAGGAATGTTTACCCTAAAGTACTCTTTCCATTCTTCTATCAGCTTTCCGCTAATTAAGTATTGTGTTTTAAATACTTTAGCAAACTCATCATGAACGGTCTTACCGTCTTTTAGTTTGTGAAGTAAACTTATGGCTTCGCTAGACATGAATTCTCCTAAGGTTGGTCTATATTACGTATTCTGTTGGCACGGTCAAGTTCAAACTTGTGTAGGTTGACAGCATATTTATAAGGATACCAACTATGACAAATTGGACATTCTACCTGTCCATCTTCATCCACTTCTACACTAACTAATTCCTTGCATAAAATACAGATAAGATCCTTTTTCATTTCTCCTCCCACGGAATCTGACATTTTGTCATTGGATGATTTTTAGATAAAAGAACTCTTCTTATTTCTTTCTCAGTGTCATAAGTTATGTCTTCGTGGCCACCATCCATTATTCTATGAGAATCATATGGGCACCCTGTAACAGCACCATTAGGCCATACATGAACCTTACTAATACCAGCGCCACACAACCTTCCAGTAGTTGCTCTATTCTTAGCATCAACAATACAGTGATCTAACTTAACTTTTGCTCTTTCTGTTTTATACTTAGCTGTTAGCCAAACTGACAAAAGATTGTCTAAATATTCTTGGCTTTGAGCTTCGCCTAGTGGAGCTTTGTGATAGACAAAATAAGCATGATCTGCATATCTCAATCCCATCTCAAATTGCTTGCTGTTCACAAGATCCTTCTTGGTAACTAATCTGTTATAATTGATTAGTGTTCTAGCAGCCTCAGCTTCCTCTCTAAGCTCGTCACAAAGCTTACCAAGAGAGGGAAAGTTAGAGAGCGAAACCATTGTTACAGGCTTCAGGAAGGCCCTTAGAGTAGGGTATGCTAGTTTGACCTGCCATCTGTTTAGATCAACAGGAGTATGGGCCGTTACACATAACTCTATTTCTTCGTCTGCGCATTTTTCAAAAGCCACCTTAATGGCTTCGATTAGCTCATGGGGTACATGATACATAGTATCAAGAGCTATTGTAAGTTGTGTGGTTCTAACGGTTTTAGTCTCAAATAAAGCAGTTAAAAGGGAAGTGTTAATTCCCTTGTAACTTGCCGACTCTGATTCTCTAACATAACATCCCTTGCAATTACTCATACAAGCAAATGTCGGTTGCCACATAATATGGTCTAGTGAGATAGTGGTATCTGAAATTGTATTCATAATTATTCCAGATTCGTGATACCGTTAATACGGTCTTTCCCAGCACTATCTTGTTTAAACTTAGCTTCTGCCTTAGAAGAAGCATATCTTGCACGATGTCTAGCCCATCCACGAATCTCTTCAATCTTCTCAGACATGACTTTAGCAATAGGCTTAGTTGCTACAATGGCATCAATCAGATCTTCGCTTGTTAGCTCTTTTTTTCCTGTTTGAAAAGCTCTAGCAATAGATTCTGTAACCGCCTTTTCAATCTCTGACCCTGTAAACATATTCGTTAGTTCGATGATCTTGTCCAAGTTAAGATTCAGTTTAGCAATATCTCTCTTTCGTTTAGCAAGATGGATCTTTAAAATTTCCTCTCTCTCGCTAGCAACTGGCAAATCAACAAAGAATACTTCGTTAAATCTTCGGATAAGCTCAGGAGGTAGAGCCTGAATGTCGTTTGCTGTTGCAATCGTAACAACGCCCTTCATTCTCTCTTCCATTGCAGTTAGCAGTGTTCCAAACACACGAGATAGAGTGCCACCATCGGAGAAGTTTGAAGACTTAGTTCCAGATAGAGATTTCTCAATCTCATCAATCCATAGAATACATGGAGAAATTGCTTCAACTTGCGAAATAACTTGACGCATCTTCTCCTCGCTACCTCCCACGAGACCACTCATTACCTTACCAACATCCAGTCTCAATAGAGGCAAGGACCAAGTAGATGCAATAGCTTTAGCTAACAAGCTCTTGCCTGTGCCGGGCACTCCTGTTAAAAGAACACCTCGTAGTGGTTCGACACCAAACGCCTTAGCCTCATCACTGAATTGATTAGAATATGTGATAAAATAACCTTTTGCTGAATCCAGACCGCCAACATCTGACATATCGGGACGAGTACCGATATATTCTAGAATGCCACCGCGTTCAATAATCTGACGTTTTTCCTGCAATAACTGCTGAACATCAAGTCGAAGCAAATGGCGAAGACAAGTAAGAGCAGTGTTGTTGATTTCTGTTTCGGTCAGACCCTGAAGAGCCATCGCGAACTTTTGCAACTCCTCCTTCGTGTAATCTAGCTTACTTTTAAGCTTTTTACCTTTGTTGTTTTCCTTAAGAGATTCTAGGGTAAACTCAAGGTATTCGTAGATGTTCTCATAACTAGGAAGTTCGAAGTCGATCACAGAGATCTCTTTTTCAAGAGTGGGATCGAGCCCAGATTTATTGCCAGCGGGACCATGTGCAAGCATAGGTGCTACAATAAGAACAACCTTTTGATCAAGAGACTTAATGATTTGTCCATAGAGATCACGCAGTCTTCTTGGAACAGGAGGTGTTAGAACTGTATGGAAATCCTTAAGAATAAAGATATAACCATTACTTTTACTAGAATCTTTGTGATTAGCAATAAAATCTAGAGCGGCTAATGGTTGTTGAGTACCTTTGATTGGTTCAATTTTTGCTCCTGGATTGAACTCAACGATACCAAAAGAAGTACTCCATGTAAAAAGTTTCATATTCTTTGGTTGAGCAAGTCGATCATAAACATCGTTGATGAATCGAGACTCTTCGTAAGTCTTACACCAGGCAAAGGGAACTCTCGCCTTGATTAAGGCGTCTAGGTGGTCAATTGAATTCTTATACCCAATCGCTGTTTTCTCTGACATTTCTTTCTCCTATCTAGTTGAATGAGTTTTAACAAAACGAATCTAACAAGTTCTTCAAACATGTTAACTAACATTAGTTTTAGTAGCTGAAGCAACAATTTGCACCTCTGAAATACCAAGAATATCTTGTGCTATTCGGATGGCGCAAAGTTCGGAAAAGGAGATTGCGAAGTCTGCTAGCTCAACCGTTTGAGTTCCATCCTCGTTGATTTCAACTAGCTTACCATTCTTAGCTTTCAGTACATAGCTTTTTTTATCTAACTCTGAAATAAAATTCCTTAATTCTATCAGCTGTTTAGGTGAAAAATCAGGTAAGTCAGAGTCTTTCATTACCTTAACTTTTGTTACCAGTTTTTCTTTAATTTTCTCTATTTTATCTCTGTAGGAAATTAATAGTTCAGATGTTTCTTTTCTTCTTTCTACATTCTCTTTTACCTTTGCAAGGTCTTTTAAGGACGGAAGTTTTACAATATTTAAATCAGGACTCTGTAAAGATTTAGAATTTACTTCTCCGAATGTGAATATGATTTTTCCTGATTTGACGTAGTCTTCTAATTGATGAGAGCTAGGACTAATTAGATCAAATTCTTGTTCAGTTAATTTTAACCATTTTCTAGCTGTTTGAATTGAATCTTTATCGCTCTCTTCTTTAGGTAGGATCGCGATTACGAGGGCCATTAATTCTCCTAGTTAGATGCAGCGCTTTTTTTCTTAATGCTTTTTAAGATCTTCTGTACTGCCTCATCTACTTTCTGTCGATTTTCGACATCTGCAACCGACTCCAGAACTTCTTCGTATTCTGTTTTGCTAATTTCTCCCTGGCTAAGTAGCTGAGCTAATGCCATGGTAAGGCTGCCCGTAGTCAAATATATTGGAGCAATCTTATTTGCTAGTTCCTGAAGCCTTAGTTCCTCGGCTACTTTTTTCTGTTCTTCTTCTCCAGCATCTTCGGTAATAAACTTACTGTCTAGTGTTAACAAAGCGTCACGAACTGAATATCCAAGAAGAAACATTCTGGTCATATCAATATGAGCAGTTGAATTAGATAAAAACTCTAAGATATCAGATTCCCTGTTTAGAAAATAAATGAATCCAGTTAGAGCTAGGTCAAGAAAAAGAGGATAGTTTTTAAATAGATCAGAAGATTCATCTTCAAGTTGTTCTGAAACAAGAGTATTAACCTTTTTGATTAACTCACGAGCAGAATACTTTTCTCCCTTAGAATTAACAAGAAGAGTGGTAAATGCTTTTCTTGTTCTAGTGTCTACAGGTTTAACAGCTTCAAGTAGCTTTTCAATATCCATTATCTTCTCCTATTCTTCTGTCTTTCTTTCTTTGGTTGGCATTTGAGATAGAGGTTCAACCCATCTCCACTTAGTGTCAATGTTCATAATGATACTACCTTTTTCTGTTTTAAATCCTTTTACCTCTGACAATCTTATATACAAACCTTTCATTGGTTTAAAGGTTTTAACAGCCTCTTCAACATCCTTATGAGGAACCTGAACAGAAATGCGTACCCATTGTTTTCCATCTTCTATGTAAGGATCCTTAGTTATCATTGGAAAAGAAAAATATTGTCCATTACTATAGGGGCGCATTGTTATCTCTGCGCCAGGAGCTATAAGTCCAATGCCATGTGATGTAAACATATTGTTTCTCTATTCATAATCAACTGTGGTTTTATCACTCTCGTGAAAATGGATTGGGTTGGGTTGATTATCTAAACCAGATATTAAAATAGATGCAGTTGGGTTCATAAAAGCAATTGCATAAGTAACCTTATTTACAATCACTGCTGAAGTAATACCTTCTACATCAAAACCAGCTTTGTATTCAAAGCTTGTTATTAAGGTTAGTGCACGGTCTTTTTTGTCTGCTCTGTAGATATCGATACTGTAAGAAACACAATCTGTTCCTTCCATTTCTCTACCTTTTACATAAGCAACAAAATCATAAAGGAATACATCTTTCTTTTCTACCTTGGCAATAGTTTTTTCTTTATGATCCTTAAGTCCACTGTTTAAAAGAAGGTCTAGTTTTGTGCTAAATACATCAAATCGACTAATCAATTCTTCAATTTTTTCCACCGCTTCTGTTAACTTAAAAGTACAGTCAGTAGAAAACGAAGGCTTTAAGTCGTCGCCCATTTTACCAACCCAATGCTTTTGGAATCTCATGCCTTAAACACACACCCAGCATAAGTGTTTCTGCACCAGAAAGGGGAACGGTATGGCTACGAAAGGTTCCATCTGGAGACTTTTCTGTGGCATTCAATATAACTCCTGCTCTATGTCCTTGTGGTGAACTAATATTTAATACCTTATGAATCTTGCCCTTGCTTTCGGTACCTGCGCCTGGGTCATGAACCAATTTCATTTCCGGTTGTTGACCTTGAATCACAGTTAGCATCTGAGCCATGTCTGTAACAGAAAGAGCAACAGTGATTTTCTGTTCCCAGTCGTAAATATTCTTTCCGGTAGCAGAGGTAATGGTTAGAAATAAACATCCCTCTCTGGAAACAAGATCCTCTGGCTTTAGATTTGGATTATCTTGTAGCCATGAAGATGGAATCCACTTACCTTCATAGTTCTTTAGTTTTGTGCCAGCAACATAATAGTGTGGTGGCTGTACATTAAATTGAACTGCACCATGCTTGCCGCCCATTCCCTTATAAAATGCCAATTGCAGGGGTCTAATACCGTTACTCATTTTTGTTTCCTCCTAATTCTTCTTCTGTTGTTTTTTGTAGCTTCTGCGCAAGGGTAGAAACAACTGGCTTTTGAATAAAGCTATCTACCCACGTTGTGATCAAAAGACCTTGCAACATGAAACCTAAATCAATTGTTGGATTTATTCTATACTCTCTTTCAAGAGTTATCTCATCAGGCTTAGTCTCTAATTGATTGAAACCTCCAATAGAGCTTCCAAGCATATAGCCTAAATTGCCATAAAAATATATTAGTTCTGGGATGGTTAGTTCAGCCTTATTAATAACCTTACTAACTGAGAGGAGTACTTTTTTAATCTTTTGCTGATCTGCTTCGATTACTTTTGTCATTATCTATCCTAATCTGTGATCCGTAGGTGTATCTTTTACACAAGAAACATAACCTAAGTTGCGCCTCTTGTAAATTACTTTCTTCTATTGGATTTTTGCATCCGCATTCGCAGATCCAATAGAAATCTGATTCAAGAATGTGTGAAAATCTAACGTCTATTCTAGTTCAACTCCCATCAATCTATCTGGAATCTTAAGCTTAGGTTGATGCTTAATTGTCTTTTGCTTTGCTGTTTTTAACTGTGAAGTTGCAACAGTATTTGTAGTGCCGTTTTCAGATGATTCAAGATTAACGCTTTCTTTTGTGCTGGCAACCTTCTTTAAATAGGCAGAATATGCCTTTGGAGATAACTTGCCACTTGTGTTTGCTTTTCCTTCGCAACCGGTAGTTCCCCATTGAGAACAAGCATAAAATTCTCCATAAGTTCCTGAACGCTTAAGCATTTCATGCCCACAAAGAACACAGGTTTTTTTATACGAATTATCCATTTGAGGAATATTGTTTTTCATTGATAAGTAGTCCTCTACATTTTCTTCAATTAATTTTTGTAAACTAATATTCTTGCCCAAAATAAGATTATTAGTGAAGTTTGGATTGTAACCTAGTTTTGAATAATATTCACAGAAAGACCAAAGTTCTCCATTTAAAAAATAAAGTATACTAAGAGGCTTTCCTTCTACTAATAAAATAGTGACATAATCAAGAGGGTTGTAAGCAATTATCTTTGTTAGTTCAGTTTTATGTGGAGAAAAAAGATAGCCGTTATATATATCAAGCGTATCTTTCAAACTAAAAAGCCCACAATTCATCATTACATCATCTACTATTTGTCTAATCTCTTTAATTGTTTGCCTTTCTAAAGAATCTTTAAAAATAGGTAATTTTACTAAAGAAGCTGAAGATATTGTTTGAGGTTCTACAAATGGAAGCTTCGTAGGTGGATCAAATTTCATAGGCAAATCCGTAGGCATTTTGACATCAAGCAAACCAAAAGACGTTTTTACATTCTGCTGAGCAGGATGGGTCATTTGATATTCAATATCTATGTTTCCATTAGAAAATTCATGTACCACCACCTCAGGCATATATTCTTTCGGAAAAACTGTCTCTAATTTTTTCTCTATTAGTTTTTTAATTGAAGATTTCGATTGGCCTGTTAATGGTTGATTAAAAAATTGATCTAAGTTTTCTTTTAAATAATCATTAATTAACTGTATCTCTGGAGAGATCTTGGTAAAAGGTAGGGTCTTCATCGTCATATCCTTGACCGGTAATATCAAATTCCCTAGAGATAAAGATGGTATCACCGTCTTCGTCTTTTTCTCCTTCGCATTGTGGATTTCCACAAATAACTACCAGACGAGTACCTCCAGTAGAGACATGACCAATAGAAACATTCCAGTGATTTTGTTTACACTTGTCGCAATGAACGCTGTACAGTTCTAAAACAGGTTTTTCCATAAAATTGTGCTCCTACAGGAGCGAAGCAAGAGATTAGATTGTGACTATTTATGGAATAGTCTATTTACCCTGTCCATCGAAAGGCAGGAAACAAAGAGGACATCGCTCAGGTTCCTCAAAAGGAAGTTTAACAAACTCTCCCTTACACTCTGAACACATACAAATTTCTACTTCAATTTCTTCCTCTTCTGTTTCTTTGTCTGAATAAAGTTCTTCTTCCATGTCTACTCCTATTTCTTCACATATTTGTCAGGAAGGATATTGTCAATAATACCAAGCTTAAGAGCTTCTTCTGGAGTCATATAGTTATCTTTCGATCCAATTAGTTTAGCTACTACTTGTTTTTCAGTTTTACAATTAGAATGTTTCTTCCAGAATTCAATAGCCCTCTTGTATTCAATATTGACATGTTTCATTTCTGGTCCCAATTGATGAACATTTCCTTCTAGTCCATAAAAAGAAGGGAGGTGTGTCATGATGGTTGTATTGGGCATACAGTAGCGCTTACCTGGTGTGCCTGCTGCTAAGATCATAGCTCCCAGAGAAGCACAGAAGCCAACTCCGTAAGTTCTAACATCTAATCTAATGAAGTCGAGGATGTCGATTAACATCCAGCCTTCAGAAAGATTTCCTCCTGGAGAATTAACAAAAACAGTAATATCATTGTCGCCCCAAGACATATCCATATGTTTAAGTATAACATCCTGGGTAATAGTAGTTAAGGTCCCTTCTTCGATACCGCTGTTAATGTAATAAATTCCATTTGCTCTCATAATCTCCTCAGGAGGAACTCCAATTATTCTTTCCACAGAACGTTCGTCCTGACTGGAGGGTTGATCACACATGTATGCTCCTATTGTTTTTCAAGAAACTTTTGAATTTCAAAAACACTAACTATATTTCCTAAACCATCATACTTTTTCTCTAAAACAAGAATACCAATTCCAATATTAATTCTTAGATCTTCAGCGACCATAGAGGAAACAATAGCCACAAGTTCTCCTCTAGTGTTATAAACTCCACCACCAGAAGAGCCTCTGTGAATAACGATATCAGTCATATAGAACTTTTTATTGAATGGATTTAAAATATATTTTGAGATAACTCCAGAAGTAATATATTTATCAAAACCTTTAGGGGACGATACCGCAAACACTCTCTCTCCAAGAAAAGGATGGCTGTTGGCAATAGAAACAGACACACAACCATTTTTTACAATATGCATTGTTTTTAAAAGAGCTAAATCTGCTTTCTCATCAATCTTAATGGCTCTAGCAATCATGAATCCGCCGCTACCCTTTAGAAGAATAGGAGCGTTTGGAATACCAATCATTTTAGATATACCATGAACCACATGAGCAGCAGTTAGAAAAAGAGCAGGCTTTTCCGCTTCGCAAGAAATAGCTACAGCCGAAGCCCTAGTACTTTGAAAAACAACAGAATATGTAGCAAGATAAGGATTGCGCAGTTCAGGAACTACATGAGCAGCTAGTGGAACCGATGGTTTAATAGGTCGAAAAGAATTACAACTCATTGTCATAAACAGCCAAGAACTCAAGATAAGAAAAATCGAAAAGAAACTTGTTCTGGATGTTTTATGAACTTGCATTATTAAACCTCTCTTCTAAAGACTTTACTCCACCTTACTCGCACTTTGACCAAAAGATTCTTTAACATTTACAATTTTTACTTCCCCAAATAGTCTTTTAAGAGGAAGCTCTTCCCATTCGGCCAATTCTACTTCTTCTCCCGGTGTATTAAACATATGGTCTTCAGTTTTTCCTTGTTTAATAGAATCAAAATCTGGTAGTGGTGCAAGCTTTGTAAGGTCTACGATATCCACCCAGCCATCTTGATCATCAGCAGCAACTGCATTAATTACCTTACCATTAAACAAAATAACAATGTTATCAAATTCTTCATGCTCAGAATCAATATACATTAGATCTCCTATCTTTCGTGGATCTTGGTCTAACGACCTTTCCGCAAGTTGAACACTCCATCTCTCTTCTTGCCTCTTGTCCTTTTTCATAGCGAACAAATACTTCTACAAGCGAACCATTGCAATTTCTCTTAGGACATAAGAGAAACCCGCCTAGTTCTTTTTGAAGATAATCTGTAGAGATTGGAATTGGTTGATTAGTTCTATGTTTGTTGGATGCCATTAAAAACTCGCTAGAACAGGAATGTAATCCATGTTACTAGTAAACCCTTAAAAAGCAATCTGTTTTTTACACTGACCTTCTAGTTTTTTCAAAAACTTATATGTTTTCAATACCTTACTGGTGTAAGTTTTACTACCAGGATTGTAATATTTTAACCAAGTTTTATCTTGTTTTTTCATTCTTTTTCTTTTGTAAGTGCAAATTAAGGTGCCAACAGCAATATTAAAATCTATACCATATAGTCTTTTAACACTCTTACACCACCAAGCGTACTTACTGTAAGGACAGTGGACTTGCATTAAACCATAGTCATTTGTTTTACTTGTTGCCCGTTGTCTGTATCTTGATTCTCTGTAAATAAGAGAAGCGATAAGGATTGGATCTAACTGTCTCTTCTTAGAATACTTTATAACAATTGGAGCTATTTTGTTTGCATTGTATTGAGAGGCACCAGATTTGACCAAGACACAGGCTAAGATAACTGCTTTGAGCATAACCTAGTATTAATTTTATGAAGTAGTGTTTCGTGTTTAATTGCCACCCAACCTCCTGTGTTTTTATCTAGTTTCTCTTGCATCCAAGAAGGTAACTCTAAGAAAATTTCACTAGTGTTTCTATTGAACTTTTTAGTAAGCAAAGACTTTGCTATGTTTACATTGATACAGCTACCATCTCTTTTAGTAGTTGAAACTTTATGAACAAACACTTTGTAAACATCTTTACCTATTTGCTCTACAACAATACCCTTACATACTAGAGGCCACGATTGCCCTCTAACGTTCCCAAACAAGAACACCTCTGTTCCTTGTTTAAGCCCTTTGCTTCTTTTATTCATCAGTGCTCCTTTGCTGATTTTTATCCAATAATTTATTTACATAAGATAGCATCTTAAACGATTGTGTCTTGTTTATTTCACTTAAATAATTAAGGATACCAAGAATACGACAAGATTCTTGGTTAGATCCTTGAATTTCATTTAACTTTAAAGGAACTCTTCCCAAGGAATTCCAAGTCATTGTTAAGTCCCTATGGATAATTGCCCTGTACTTTTGAATCTTTTTTCTCTCTACTTTAAGTACTTTTTTTTCTCCGTTTAAAAGCACACCTGTAACCGTTTGTTTGTTTCCATTGTTAAACGAAAGGGCTGTTTTCTTATCATTAACTAAGAATCCATGCTTCCTAATTATTTTCCAAATTTTTAACTGTATTCCCTGAGGATATAAACCATTGCTAGAAATTGTTATGTCGTCAATATATCTAGTGTAAGTACATTCGCTTCCTACTAAATTTATAATCTCTTTATCCATCTCTATTCCACAATAAGAGGCAATATGAGAAGAGGTAGGGGAGCCCATGGGGACTACCCCCGTCTGAGGATGTACAAGAAAAGATACAATTTTATTGAGAGAATGCTTTAGTATTTCAAGATTTGGATAGTCTATGCGCATCTGTATAATAGCTTTTTTAGCCATAGATCGCGTAACCATATTGAAAAAATCTTTTAAATCTAAGGTTAAAACCCAACGAGCATTTTGATGAAATGCTGCATTGTATATATGATTACGATCTTCTCCTCCTAGTCCATATAACCAGGAGGGATAAGAGAGCTTCTTGAAAAGTTCTTCTAGAAGATAACGCTGAACTTTCTTGGTAGGATTGTTTGGCACAGACAGTTTTCTCACTCCACCAGAGGGTTTAGGAATGTTAATAAATCTGTACCTTGGCTTACAGTTAAATATATTTTGATTCATTTCTTTATCTGTTTTAATTTTGAAGGCTATGGATTGCAACTACCTAAAAAAACAACCAATTAGGACAACTGTTAACATTTACAAGTTAACCAATTGCTGTTACTCATCTCATCTACTTCAAGTGTATGCCTGTTATAAGTTTATAAAATATAATTTAAGGCTGTGATACCTGAAAGACTAAATCAAATCTTAGTCTTATACCTAGGAGGTCAGGTAATCGTTAGATATTAGTCTAACTTAGAAGATCAAAAATTCTGTAAAAATCTTATAGTGTCTTGTTTATTTATTTATTGCTAAGATTTTTTGAAGAATTTTCAATCTTCTACTGAAA